AACAACGTCAATTCGATCTCCATCTTATCGACGTTCCTCCACGCAGATTACTGCGATTTTAAGAAGCAGCTACAAACAATATGTAGTAAAAAATCTGCAACTCGTAGTGCAAAACTAGTTGACTTAGAAAGTACAACTATCACATTGACATGGAAGTCGGTGTTTGCGCGCACGGTAATGCACACAATCTTGACATTCACACTGTTTATCAAGAAATTTCACCCAGTAGCATGGACGGTTTGACCGTTTCAGCTTCAGGGCTCGAGATCTCAAAATAAGATGATCCGGAAAAACTGGATCAACAAAACAGTATCTAGTGTCGGCACTAAGTATGTAAACCTTCGTGAGCTTTTCTTTATAACCTCCACTTATCGAGTATGGATCTCCTTTGGTAAGGACCTCCATAGGGTCTCGAGCATAGTCATCAGATATAATAATATCCTTATGGGATTTTGTATCGATGCTATAGCTAGGGTAGAGTAAATCACCTTTAACTAAAGGCCCTCTGGAAACTTTGGGCACTTTAGAATACGTACTAAAAGTATAACCGCTACGACTTCCTAGTCGATACGTTTGTTTCTTAGTACGGTTACAAGGTGTAAGAAAAGAAGGAATGTCTCCCAGTTCGTAGTAACGTATAATGTGACCGTCACCAAATCCGTCAGGACCAAAATTACGAAGTTCTTCAGGTACAAGGAGTACAAGAGAATCTAAGAGGTTATGATCTGCCGAATTATTTAAACTAGGATAATCATGCATTTGTCGTTGTAGGTGATTTATAAACCCTACTAGACGTGCATAAGTCCATCTTTCTTTTAAATAAAAAGGACGAATGTTTATTCCAAAATAGTAATCATGTCCGCACGATTCACGAAATGGACCATCTGCAAAAGATTTCTCGGGGTTAACCTCGAAATTGCATAATGTCAAATAACGTACTAATCGTGGGTAAGCAACTGATGGCACAATAATGTCGTCACCAAATACACTTACCAGAGACAGATCACCGGCCTCCTCTTCCGTAGCTATTACCGCGAGTGCGTAAAAAATTAAACTTTCTAGTTCAAATGTATAGCCGTTACCCATAGAACTGAACATTTCAAGTTCATGAATATAACCGTCTATATCAATATGACTAGTACGCATAGTCCACAATAACTCAAACCAATAAGGATCAAGTATACAAATGTAAACTAATCTCATAGCTAAAGAATTAGAGGCGTTCTTTACGTCTACAGTGCAAACTTCGTTTGTGAGTGACCCGAGTAAGGCCAGTTCTCTGTTACGAGATTGATCATAAAGATTAATCCCGAAACGAAGCAGGCGTTGCTTAATCTCATCCCCAATGGGTTTTTGCCACATCGTAGATAAAACCGCTTCGCGAATTATCGATCGTAAAGTTTTCCAATCTTTTGGAACACCTAACAGCTCCCCAATACCAGTATCATCAAGGTCCGAAACATCATGGACTTTAAAGTACAAAGGCATAAGGACAGGTCCGAGTTCTTTTATGAACTCAGACATGTTAGGTGAACATACGGGGCTCGCCTCTAACTTGAAACGAGCAGTAGTTCTTCTTTTAACAGTGGTATTGGAACCCGGACCGAAACGCGGAACCAAGCTTTCAACGTCTGGACAGTCAGATAAGATGTGTGATATTTTCCGAGACAATTTCGCAAAAAACGAACCCTCGCGGGTGTAAGTTACACCCCACTCATCATACCATTCTGCCCAAATATTGTAAGCCCGATTCTTTGCCTCACTCTCTGCAAATGACCGTAACATCATAGTCTTTCGCTCATCGTTAGAACCATAGTCAGCGTTTTTGCTAAAAAAAGCGCAAACTTGACGCATGTTTCTAATGTCTGAGACGGATAGGTTTCTGTTATAATCAAAAGCAAACTTGCTAAGGAACTGAAAGTCAAGATCAGCAGCTGCATTTTTAAATAGCAGTCTGAGTTCCGGATCTTCAATTTTCGAAGCAAAGTAAGTAGCGAGATGTAAAGATAAATCACGATCTGCAACTTTGGTCCATTTGTCAAAATAAGCTTTAGTTTTCATAGCGCCCTCCAAGGGATATAAACAACAGTTACAAGTAATAATCTAAAAAATAAGGGTCTTTAATAACCAAACAGACCTTTCTTAATAGGATCAGTTACCTGCGTTTGAGCAACGGCCAAGCCATTAATGAAAAAGGCATAAAGGTCGTCAATCTGGGCTGTTGTAGCACGTTTATTAATAATAAAATCGCCAATGGCGGTATTAACAAACGCTACCTTGGGAGGCGCAGTATAACCTTGACTATTTTGACTACCAATAGATTCCATCACAGGGGTGACAACACGCCATCTCACTTTTCGACTTGTATTATCATCACGTAGCTTTTGGATATTAGCAACAGGCTGTCCCGAAAGGGGTGCACCGTTGTCATACCGCCAGGTTACGAGCGATGAATTATGGTCTACTATGTTAAATGTGCGTGCCACCGGTGTGGCTAAACCATCGTTAATTGTTAAGTTGGCTAATGCTGCCATAAATTATACTCCTAGAGGAATTAAAAAGAATATAGAAACTCAAATTATATCAAGACCAAAAACTTTAATAGTCTTAAAACTTTAAGCTTCTTCCGAACGATGTTGCATTAGTCGAAAGTAACGCAAAAGCATTAGCCATATGTTCCCATGATAAGATTTTATCAAAATCACGGACTTCAGGCGTGCTCTGTACTACATTCGACAATGTTAAAATACCCAATTCTCTAACGAGAGAAACAGATTTTGCCCACGGTAATTTAGACCCAGGTTTAAGAACAATGTCCTTATTCCCGTCGTCATATTTACCTACAGCGAGCGAGTTTCCTTTTGTTAAAGTTGAGGTACACATACTATCGATTTCATACGTTTGGGCAAAGTTCACAGCGGCTAAATAGTTGTTTATGGGGATTACCCAATCTACTATAAATGACCACGGCGTAAGTTCCCAACCTGCACCAAGAGGATCAGTAAAATGTAATTGGTCGGCAAATGCTGGTGGCTTAACAAGTTTCACACGGATCTTTTTTGATACTGATCCGTGATACTTTATAGCTAAACCCGCAAAAATGCCTTCCTTTGATTCTACAATTTTCCTAGTGGCGTGGAAGGTGGTTTTCTCCGGAAAAACCGTACGTTGAGCCAATGTTGCCATTGACGTATGTAGGTCACTCCAGAGAGGGCGAATACCATACTGAAACTCAAGAAAAAGACTAGCAGCATCCTTTTGGGCTGCAGCAAAATCGATATTCTTTTCGTAAACAGTAAATGGCCTCGCTCCTCCAGTAGGATAAATCCGTTTACCGAGTGTCTTAGCATAACCTTTGTATAAGCGTTGTGCACGACGTAATCCAGATTTGCTAGAAGTAAGACCTAATGTATCATAAGCATCAATTAAGTTGCCATGTTTCACTAAGTGTATAAATTTTGCAAATCGGGTCGCATTAGAAGTAATCAGGTTGACCGTTTGGTGGCTTTCCGCAAGGAAGCTTGAACCATTAAAGTCAGAGCCTTGAACCTTTGAAGCGACTTTATTAATAAGTTTTAACTGATCATTCTCTGTCCAAGCCGGAGTGAATGTGCCTAATGCGGCATCAAAATCCTCGGTGTACAAAGTTTGATCCGTATTTATATTAATAAAATTAAATCTACCTCGGTCTAGCTGGAAGAAATCCATCGTATAAGGATGATCATCAAGCTTTGTACCTGGACGAAAGTTCGCCTGATTGGTACCGTTCTGAGTTTTACTCCAGAACGTACCATAGCGACCCGTGTCTTCGGATACGGACCTTACAGTCATAAACTTGACGAATCGATATAAGTATCATCGTTTTCGTCTTCCAACATAAATGGGGTGAATTCTGCTTCAAGGCCACATAATGTGAACCTTTGAATAAGCAGTGCTATTCCATGATTGTCTATACCATCACCGATCTCGTTAAACCATAACGGCCAATCAATCTGAGTTAACTCATTATTAATTTCCTCATTTATGAGGATCTTATCGAGCTTAATTACAGTTGATATGAGCAAGTTACGAATATTCGAGCTGCGATTAGTGTTATAAATGGTCATGATTCACCTCCAAAATAGTTAGAAGACATTAGAAATACCCC